CACGTACACCTAACGCTATCGGGTTGGCTAAAGTTGTTTTCCGTCCTGACTCTGGAGATCCTGCGGATATTCTTTGCGGTATTCAGATCCGTAAACTTGATCCGGTCTATAGTCGGTCACCCGATCTGACGTTCGAACAGTTTAAGGAAGCAGTAGCTGAAGAAATGGACGAACAATTCCGTGAGAATCTTGATGCAGAAGATCCTCACTGCTCTGAAACTGATTTCTGGCAGTTTGATGGTAAGACTTTCGAAGTCAAATATGAGCCTGAGTTGAATCGCTACGACAAGCAGTATTACTACGTAGATAACAACTTCAATAATGTTGGTATGTGTGACTTTAAAGAAATCACACTCACACCAGCTCAGAAAGGCGCTGTACAATGCCTCTACGATGTCTTTGGTGGCACTGAAACTGAGACTGGGCATATCCTACTGAATGAACGTGTAGGGCTTATCTATGGCGACTCTATCACCCTTGCACGATGTGAGGACATCTGCCAGCGTCTTGCTGATAAAGGTTTCGCAACAGGTAACGTTGTCTTTGGTATAGGAAGCTATACCTATCAGTATGTAACTCGTGATACTATTGGTGCAGCTATGAAAGCTACCTATGGGATTATTAACGGGGAGGGTGTTGAGGTATTCAAAGATCCTATTACTGACTCTGGAACCAAGAAAAGTGCCAAAGGTCTTTTGCATGTAGAGTCACAATACCCAGATGGGAGGTTAGTATTGAAAGATCAAAGCTCTTGGTCAGCCATCCGTAGTGGGTCTAACGTAATGCGTACAGTTTTTATAGATGGTGTCTTGACAGACGAAGAAGATCTTGCTACTATTAGAGATCGAGCTAGGAAATAAGGAGTGCATAATGAAGGCTAGAGAGCTTCTACTAGAGATCGATCTAGGAAATAAGGAGTACATAATGAAGGCTAGAGAGCTTTTAGAGGCTCTAGCTTGTCTTTCCGAAGATAAGTTAGAGTTGGAAGTTAGGGTATACGCAGACCACGGCCAATGTGCTATGGCTGCAAATAATGTATTTGTCGGAAGAATCTTGGAGGAGGAGTATATGGCTGATTTAGTTGAAGAAGAAGATTATGAAGACTCTATCCAAGTACTCGTGATAGAATGAGTAAGGTTCAAGAAGGTCAGACATTTAAAACTCACTTACCATGCCCTCATAAGGGGTGTGGTTCTTCAGACGGTGCGTCTCTCTACAAAAAAACTGATGGCAAAGGTCGTGAATTCATAGATGGATTCTGCTTTGTATGTGGAGAAGATGGCGGCGGATACATTCCATCAAAACTTGTCGAGACCTTTTACGGAGAAGACTTTGAAGGTTCTTCAGGCGACGAATTTACAGAGGAGCTAGATGATATTGTGCTAGAGAAATTAGAAGATATTCTACAACTAGAGTGTAGAGGTGAGCGTAAGCGTAAGCTTAAGATCCCTGTGAACGAGCTTTACGGTGTTCGCACCGAGTTTGATTCAGCAGGTAAACCAATTAAACGATATTATCCCGGAACAGAGGCTGGTCAAGTTACAGGTTTCAAGACAAGAAATTTAACCGTACCTAAGAAAGACAAACGACATTTTGGTGTTATTGGCTCTATTAAAAATAAGAATGAACTATTCGGGCAAAGTCTTTATGCGAAAGGCGGTAAGTTTCTAATCATCGTTGGTGGAGAAGAAGATACTCTGGCAATGAAACAGACTATGATGGAAAAGAATCCAAAGTTTGACACTCCCGTAGTATCTCCACTTACAGGTGAGCCATCCCTACACAAACAAATTAAAGAAAACTATGATTGGGTAACCTCATTTGAATGTGTTATCCTTATGTTGGATAATGATGAGGCTGGTAAGAAAGCAGCAGAGGATGCTGCAAGAATTCTAAAGCCCGGTCAAGCACACATTGCCGAGCTTCGCCTTAACGATCCCTGTGACTACGTTAAAGCAGGACTTGAAGAAGAGCTTTACCAAGCCTTCTGGAAAGCTTATAATGCTGGTAAGTACACCCCAGCAGGTGTTGTTGGCAGTAGCCAGACTTACGATGCTCTTATGGAACGTGCTCAGTGGGTTAAACTACCACTACCACATTTTGCACACCAACTTCAACAGATGATGAATGGTGGATTTGCTTTTGGAGAGATAATTAATATCGTTGCTGCGAGTTCTGTCGGTAAGACCACAGTAGTTAACGAGTTTCTATATCACTTCGTGTTTAACTCTACTCATAAGATTGGTGTAATACCTCTTGAGAGTGATGTTGGAGAGCTTATTGAGAATCTTGTTAGTGTTCACCTTGGAATTAAACTTGCCAACATGGACGATGATGAGAAACTAGTTCTTTACGAGTCAGAAGAGTTTAAGAAAGCTTATGACGAGCTTACTACTCTCCCTAATGGTGAGGATCGCTTTATAATTCTAGACCACCAAGGTGATGTATGTGACGATGAGTTGAAAAATAAGATTGAATACATGGTGAAAGCCTCAGGCTGTCGTGGTATAATTCTTGATCCACTTACACTAGCACTTAGTGGTAAGGGGAATGATGGTATGGACGAGTTTATGTCTTGGCTACTGCGCTTTGTAAAAGGTCAGAAGATTATCCACATCAACGTTGCACACGTTCGTAAAAGTGGTTCAGGATCTCAGGCAAACTCTCGTGGTGCTGATATTCACGAAGAAGACATTAAAGGCTCTGGTTCTATTTTCCAAGTCGGTATGATCAATATTCTACTGATGCGAGATAAGGAACATGCAGATCCTCGTGTCAGGAACACTACTAAAGTTGTTGTGAGTAAAGCTAGACGTACAGGCAATACAGGGCCAGCAGGATTCTGGTATTATGATGGAGTCAAATCAAGACTTGAAGTTGGTTATGACCCCGAAGAAGGTGACTACAGTGCTGATGAAGAAGACTTTGGAAGTCTCGGAGCCTACACTCAAGAACATTTAAACGAAAGTAAAGCCTCTACTTATTAAAGGTGAGGCTTTATAATCCGAAAACAACTAGATAACCTAGGAGCCAGTATGGAAGTAGTATTAGATATAGAAGCAACAGGCCTATTAAATGAGACCTCGTTAGACTACAACAAATACCCATTTAAACTTAAGCCTACATTTCAAGTACATTGTATCGTAGCTAAAGATATTAACGGTATGATGTATAAATTTACACCTAAGAATCTCTGGGACTTCCCAAGTTTCTTGAAAAGATGTACAAAAATCATTGGACATAACATTATCGACTATGATATGCTTGTGATTGAATTGTTCTTTGGCTTAAAGTTTGATGTCGATCCATTCACATTAGATGGTGTTGAGATTGATATCTGTGATACACTTGTGCTGAGTAAGCTTCTAAACCCAGATCGTATGGGTGGACATGGCTTAGCAGCTTGGGGTGATAGACTTTCAGATTACAAGGACGACTTCGGCAAGAACACTGACTGGGCTAACTATTCAGAAGAAATGTTGAAGTATTGCGTACAGGATGTTAACCTGAACCACAAAGTCTTTACTCACCTGATGGTTCAAGAATGGCGTAATTGGGATTGGACAGAGGCCTTTTGGCTTGAGCAGACTTGTCGTTATTATATTACTATCCAAAGTCACTTTGGGTTCTACTTTGATAAGAAGTTGGCTACATGGTGTGTTGAAGATCTTGCAGGTAAGATGGAGGTTATTGAGAATCGAATAGAACCTTTACTACCTCCTAAGAAAATGACTAAGACTTCAGCTAAGCAGTTTACACCACCAAAGAATCAAACAAAGAAGGATGGTGAACTGTCTAAACATATGCTTACCTTTATAGAGAAGCATGGTCTGGTTGCTGATAAAGATGAGTATGGAGATTGGTGTTTGTATGGTTTTGGTCATATGGTTACGTTGCCAATGGAGCAAGTACCGATACTAAACGAAGAACCAATGAAGCTATCTGATCAAGATGCTATCAAGCAATACTTGATTAAGCAAGGTTGGGAGCCTACTGCTTGGAAAGAAAAAGACTTAACAGTTAACACTAAAAAGCAGAAGCTGGATACCGTGAAGTATACAAAAGCTGTGGAAAGGTTTATTGAGCAAACAATGGATAGTGAATATACCTCATTCCGACTACGCCACTTGAAGATTAGGCCTGAAGAGATCCGTAAGAAGCTCCTACAGCACGACCGTAAGAAACCTATGCGTGTACTCTCAACACCTTCTCTGACTGTTGGTACGGACAAGCAAATCTGTCCAAACCTCGTAGAGCTTGGTACTAAGTTTGAATGGGTTGGTGATCTGGTATTGTGGTTAACTTACAGACACCGTAGAAACTCTATTCAATCTGAGAAAGGCACTGGTTGGTTGAATGAAGATCGTATCAACATCGACCACAGGATTAGTACACCGGCAGATACTCTTGGGACTAATACTTTCAGATATACTCATAAGAGTGTAGCTAACGTACCAAGAGCTAGTAGTGTATATGGTACATTCATGCGATCTCTCTTTGGAGTTCCTGAAGGTCAGTATCAGATTGGTTCAGACGCTGCTGGACTAGAGGCTAGGGTTGAGGGACACTTCACACAGCAATTTGAAGGTGGTGAAGAGTACGCTGCAGCTCTTATCTCAGAGAAGCCTAATGATATTCATACAGTCAACGCCCGTAAAATGGATGTGGATCGAGATACAGCAAAGACTTTGAAGTATGCAACCACTTATGGTGCTCAAGTCAATAAGATTGCAAAGACGCTTGGGTGTTCTATTGCGGAGGCAGAGAAGATCTTTGAGGACTTCTGGAAT